ATAGCTACTTTGAATCCCGCTTTGAAGAGGGCGAAGATGAGGAAGGCCCGTGGGTCAGAATTTTCTTCAACTTCGGGGATCATAGCCACAATGATGGAATATCTTATGAAAAAACTACTACTACTACCCCTATTACTGAGTAATACCCTTGCCCAAGACGGATCGTTCAATGGAACGGTCTATGATTTAAATTCGGGCCGAATTCAAGTTATTAGGGGATCGGTGGAGGTTAAGCCCACTGAAAGCCCGTATCTTACCACCCTTCGCCGCATCAATGCGGAGTTGGCCGAATCAAACGCCCGTTTGAGTGCGGAGATTACAGCGAACAATCAACTCTACGAACTGCGCGAGCAGACGCGACTCCTTCGCAAAATTGCCGACCAATGAGCAACTATCTCAACGTCAACATCCCAACCTTCTTTGCTTTCGTAGACGAGGGATTTTTCTACGATTTGGAACCCAGCGTCAGCAGGGAAAGACAACTAGTCGAAGTATTTGCCTTCACCTCCATCCCTCAACGTTGCGGGTTGTTTAGCGTGATGACAGAATACGGAAGCCAGCATGCCAGAGTTCCGATCCACTATCTCCACACTGAGGAAATTGGTGGCACGTTTTACCCTCTGGATTGGATACAACTTTGGGATTCCATGAGTTATTACTGTTCGGTTAACATCTTGGACTACTGCAAGAATCGGGCAGCGAACATAATGCTCAAGAACAAAAACTTTGAGAAGGCCAAGTATATGTTTACCTTGGATTGGTGCCTTGGTCCCCATTACACAAGTGGCTATGGAGAGATGGCTGCTGGACACAAATGCGGCCATGTGTTTGCGGGAGATGGGCAATACTTCATCCAACCCAACAACCGTGTGTTATGGATGGACGGCGGATCGTTTATCGCTAAAAAATTCCCAACCAAGCCCAACTGGAAGGTTTTCAGCCAAGAGTTTAGCTGCGAGCATACAGGCAGCAGGTGGGTTAGTGAAAGCGAGGAGGAGCTATGGTTTTACGACTTCAAAGAGCAGGGATAGGATTAGCACTACTTATTGCAAGTGGTTGCGCTTCTTATCCGCGACCCTATCCTTGGAACTTCCCACCAGAAGAGGAATGGAACGCCCCGCTGGAGACTAGCTGGCTTAATCTTGTTGATAACTGGCGGAATCTGACAGCACCGCGCAATAAAGTGTGGAATCCGCTTATTCGTGAGTATGAGCCTGACTTTGGCGCGGAGATTGAACTTCTGAAGGCTCTTCCGCCAGATACTGAGGAACATGAACTGTATCAATAATCCAGCCCTGCTTGCGGGCTTCTCTGCCATTCTGGTGGATAAAGTCATGGCAGGCTCGACAAAGCGCGGCAAACAGACTGTAGTCACAAAGATAGCGACCAGCCCTGCCTGCCCTATGATGGATATCCTGACTCTTCGCCTTCTTGCATTTCTCACATACGGGATGCAGTGCCAAGTAGGCTTTTTTTACCTTTGCATACTCCTTGTATTCACTCTGGCGCTTGGGGGATGCATACCGCAACCTTCCGCTGCGTTTAAGTGGAGTTTTTGAACGAAGTGGAGTTTTTCTTGTCATACCTACTATGATCACTTGGAACGATTACAACGATACAAAGCCCGATACTGAGGGAATCTACCTTATTAAAAACGACGAGTCAAACCCTCCATTGAGGTGGGCCTGCCATTACCATCCCCACCATGGATGGAGTGGTATTGGACATATACTTGAGCGTGTGATTAAGTATTGGAGTCCATGGCCCGATTCAAAGTAGTATTAACCGTCATCAATGAAGACTCCGTCTCCCCATTCGTGGTTGGCCCACGGTTTCGTCGAGGAAGTCCCCTGCCAATGGAAGCGTTGTTCGCTGAACGTGGCGGTTATTTCTTTGACCCAGAATCAGAAATCGAGATGGCCAGAGATTGCGCCGAATCCTTTCAAAAATACATCAATCAATCAGAGAAAAAAAAGAAAAAATGAGCGAAAGTAATAAAACTTACATTGTGTGCCACGGAGAAAAAGTTGTGGAACTGGACAGGTTTGGCATGAGTAAAGAAGAGGCCAACCAAGAAGCCCAAAGACTCATGGCCCATGGCTACAAAAACGTTAGGGTGAGGCTGGAAGACCCCATCCACCCAAGCTGGCCGCTTAACTTCGACGCACAGTGAATATTGCATTTGCTTATCACAACGGGGATGCCGATCTGGCCATGGAGTCGGCCAAAGCGATTACAGCTTTTGGCATCAACATGCGACATAAGGCAACAGTATGTACCAAGAGTGATACATCTGGTGTTTCCGATGTCATTCACGAACTCAAGAAAAGCTTTCCAGAAGTTGACCACCTGACCGCCCAAGACGGATTTGATGGCTGGCCACTTGGCCCGAACCAGATGTTCAGCGATGTGGCTGCTGCCATGTATTCAACCAATGCTCCGTTTTACTTTTGGGAGCCAGATTGTGTTCCGATGAAAGAGGGATGGGTAGATGACTTGGACGCCGAATACCACCGAAAAGTCGGCATCATGGGCCATCTCTACGAAGGGGGTATGGCAACCAATGGGAAGAATATCTACAGGATGATTGTGGGCAGTGCTGTCTATCCTCCCAATTTCTTGGACTTTTGTCCTTCCGCGCAGTCCTTATCGACCTACAATTTGGCTTACAAAAACGCAGGCACCATCCCCGAACCATGGGATGTTCGTTGCCGCTGGAACTTCATGGCCATTGGCCGCGACACCCCACTGATCCGCACCTACTGGAAAAGTGTCAACTACCAGTGGAAGGATGGGAAGATTATCTTCTATGCCGAAGACCCCGAAGCCCAAGCTGTCCAAGGAGTCACTTGCCCAGATAGAGTCATCTCCAGCCAAGCCGTGGTCATCCACGGATGTAAAGATGGGTCACTCCACAAGATGGCCCAAGAAGGATTCCCAATGCCACAAAGCGTCAACAATGATGCACAAGTGGAGACGGTTTACGATAAAGCATCAGAAATGATGCGTAAATCGTCAAAAAAGGCGAAAAAGAAGCGTGTCATCTCGGAAGCAGAGCGCGAACGCCGCAGGCAATCGATGCTGGCGATTTTGGCAAGAAAGCGTGAACGAAAGGCCCAGTCGGCTGTCTAACGCTTACTATGCACGAAGTCATCTACGAACCATCGGCGGAAACCGCAATCCTGTCCTGCCTCTGCCACGCGCCGACAGAGGATCAAAGGGAAATCTTGCTTTCTATCAAAGAGGATCATTTCTACCTTCAGGAGAACAAGATCATCTTTCGGGCGATTATGCGCTGCATTGCCAAGGGTATGCAGGCAGACATCATCAATGTGAAAGCCGAAATCGAAGCGGCCAACGAATACGACATCATTGGGGGTGAACAAAAGATTGCAGAAGTTGCAACTTCGTGTGTAGCCCACAACAATTGGAAACGCTACTACCCCAAGCTGGAAGAAGCCCGTTATCGTAGGTCTTTGGAGTATCTGGCCAACGACATGGTTCACAAGGCTAGAGACCGCGAACTGAAGATTGAAGAACTAAAGAACTGGTCGGAAACAACCGTGATGCGGGCCGATTACGAGATTGATGATGGAGACAAACTATCAATCAATAGCGCCCTAGACCGCGCTGCCCAGAACATTGAATCCACCATTGCTGGCAAGCCCTGTATCGGTATCCGCACAGGAATCACACCATTGGATGACATCCTTATGTTTGGATTGCGCGGAGGAGACATGGTTGTTTTGGCGGCAAGACCAGCAGTAGGAAAGACTGCAAGCGCACTCCAGATTGCTGAAAACGTAGCACTAAACCAGAAAAAGCGGGTGCTTATCTTTTCTTTAGAGATGACCAGCGTTGCGCTTATGGAACGCATGATCCGCTCGCGGGCGCGTGTAGGAGCGGCTGACATCCTTTCTGGTCGGGTCACCCCGCATCAAAAACAATCTCTGGCACGTTCTATCCAAGAGATCCACGGATCTGAAATCATCTGCGATGATAGTTCGGCAAAGTCCATAGGCTATCTCAAGGCGGTTGCCCGCCGCGCCCACCAAAGGACGCCATTAGACCTCGTCATTATTGACTACCTTCAGTTGGTCAAGGGCGACAGCAAGCGTGGAAAAGACAATCGTGTGTGCGAAGTGGAAGAGATCAGCGGCGGGATCAAGGATCTGGCTAAGACCCTCAAGGTTCCCGTTCTGGTGCTGGCTCAACTCAACCGCGACCCCGACAAGCGCGGTGGACGCCCAAGCCTTTCAGACCTCAAGGGATCTGGAGCTATTGAACAGGATAGCGACATCGTCATCATGCTTCATAGCGAGGATGCCCAAGACCATGAGCAGAATCCCACCATGGAGTTCATTGTCGGTAAGCATCGTGACGGCCCGACAGGCGTTGCCAACATGAGCTTTAACAAGGCGATTACTCGCTTTGAGGTTGCTTAAACTTCCAGCAGAAATCGGGAAATTCCAGATTCTCTCCGCCCTGCACCTCAACGGGTAAGTGGACGCTCACGGCGTTGTAGCATCCGCAAACCCCGCAAGCCTTGAGTTGCAAGTCATAGGAAGTTTTTCTGGCTCCTGCAATATGGGGCAGCATTCCAGCAATTCCCTTGCACCCCCAACAACCAGATGTTGCTATTTGGTGAGGGCAAGCTGCACAGATCTTGGCACGGCGTTCAGCTTCTTCTTGTGAGACAAGCTCAAACTTGCCATTTACGGCAAACTGATACATGGCCTTGACCCAGCGAACAATTTCTGAAAAACCAAGTTTCTGTTTTTCTTGAGAACACGGCACACAGTTTTCGTTGCCAGCCATTCTGTCACAAAGATTGTTTTCTATTTGCGACACAAAATCAATAGGCGGAGTAATTCCCTTGGAAACCAAAAGCTTTTCACAATTACCAACCATATCCCAAAAATCTCCACCGTGGACGGGTTCATCCACAATTGGGCACTTAACCCACCAGCCCTGCGGCGGGACAGTGGTTTTACGCGAATAGCAGAATCTCGGACTATTCATTAACCACAAGCTCCGCTTCGTAGGTTGAGTCCTCGGGAATCTTCATGGATTCCAGTTTGGTGGCTATATTGATCTGAATAGCATTTTGCTGATTCGGGCCTTCAGAGAAGTTGATCGACGCTGCCTCGGCTAGTTGTTTGATATTTCTCATCATGCCAAGAGCTTCCATACCATCAAGGTCTTGCGCGGCATCAGCGGCCTTGACTAATACTTTGCCAGTCAGAAACTTGATCGATTTTTTCATGGTCTCCAATGAAGCCGTAATTTCCGACATCAAAGTGGGAACCCCGTCATCCTCCCAAGGGGCGGGGGATTGATCGTTGACGAGACGCTCCCTGCACTGAATCCAACGCTGGGTATCCCGCCATAAGCAAACGGTAGACTCGCTAACCTTCAGTTCCTCGGCAATGTCCCGTAGGGTGCGCCCCGAACAATACATGGAGAATCCCTTAATGCATTCAAGCCTGCGTTTTTTATCCATCTCCTCCATCTTTGCGGGGGGCGGAACTAGAGCTATGGGGCGTTCTTTGTCCCAAGGATAAAGATTTTCTTTTTCGGGATTTTCCTGCCAGATCTTGGCATACTCATCCCACTTCTCGCTATATATCATCTTCTCAATCGTGGCTTTGTGCTTTGTGTCCAAAGCTTTCATTACTTCTGGCAATTCCCTACCAGCGGCATATAGACGAAATGCATTCTGTTTTTTAAGTCGATTTTCGGGCGCATCCCAATCCCGTTCTGCAACCTTGCGCTTTTTCTCCATTGCGATTAGTGTAGTGTAAATTTTATAAATGGCAACAGTTGATCAAGGGATAGAGAAATACGGGAGGTTGTGGTTACCCAAAGACGGACAGGCGATTACACCGATCCGTATTGAGATGGATGCTTTCTTGCAGGGGTTAACACCCGAAGAAGGCGGACTCGGAAAAGCTAGGCATTACCGAAATATTGTCTCTGCTATTTGGCCAGCTTTTCAGTGGCATAGGTGGGCGGAACTTAGCGCACAGGCATTCTGCAATCAAGTCTACGAGGTAGACGGGGCAACTGGCAATCGATTTGTCCGAAGCGTGACTGGTCTGGCTGGCGGAACTGACTCTGGTAAGTCTTATGGCATGGCGGCGTTCGCTCTTGTCAACTGGTTCTGTGATCCAATCAATACGATGACCATTGTGGTCTCTACGAGCAAAATAGACGCCAAGCAGCGCATCTGGGCAGCACTGGTCAAGATGTATCGCGAAGCCCGAAACATGGGACTAGCCTCTGGAAGGCTCATCGAATCCATGGACATTATCAAGCTTTCGGACGAGGAGGGGGCGATTATCGATCCCGAAACAGGGGTAAGCGATGCTTCATCAATCATGCTTCTAGCAGCGGGTGATGAATACAAAGATGATGCCCAAAAACGACTTCAGGGTAAAAAGAATCGTCGTATCGTGTTGATAATCGATGAGTTGCAAGATTGTTCGGCTTCCGTAATTAACGAGGCTGTGTGGGGATTTAAGGGCGCACAAGAACTCTATATCGTTGGAGCGGGTAACCCGTCCTCCATTTTTGATCCCCACGGAAAATTTTGCGAACCGATCAAGGGGTGGATGAGTGTGGACGAGCAAACCCCGAACTGGAAGATACGAGTGGCTGGTATTGAGGGAGTATGCATACGATTTGACTCAGAGAACGACAATCCCAACCAACAGTCCTTCGATGCTGGAAAGGGACTCCGCTACCCGTTCCTCCCAAAACCAAACGATGTGGCATTAGCCCGAAAGGAACTTGGAGAACTCAACCCCCAGTATTGGAGAAAGTTTAGGGGCTTCTGGCCTCCCGCTGATGCTGATGACTCCACGATTGTCTCTGATATCCTCCTAGCTCGCCATGGTGCGCTAGACAAGCCGATCTGGGACGGAACCCCGAAAGATATTGCAGGAATTGACCCTAGCTACACCGAAGGTGGCGATAGGTTTGTCTTCACCCACCTCAAGTATGGCAAGCTGATCAGTGGTAAATGGGCGATAGCTGTCGAGAAACAGTATGTCCTCAATAGGAGGGCGGGATCTCAAGAAGACTTCCAATATGAGATGATCCAGCAAATTCATGATCTCTCTCTCAAATTGGGAATTCCAAATCAGTGGATGGGGGTAGATGCTTCGGCGGGTGGTATTTTCTGGTCAATCGGAGAACGAGAACTCCTAAAGGGTTGGCATGCAGTGAGTTTTGCAGGGGCGGCTTCAGATTTGCCAGTAAGTGCCCAATACGCCATGAGGAACGAGGTCACGGGAAAACCCCAAGTCGGCAAGGAATTGTTCCACAACATGGCTTCAGAACTGTGCTTCGCCGCCCGCTACTTCCTAGAATGTGAACAACTAAAGGGCATCAGCCCCGATTTGGCATGGGAGATGACCCAGAGGAAGTATGTGCGCCGAACCAGAAAGATCATCATTGAGTCCAAGACCGATATGAAAAAACGGATAGGAAAGTCCCCCGACTTATTTGACTCATTTGCTGTAGGATTGTTTGTCGCCCGTAAAGTCTTTGGAGCCATGGCGGGATCAGAAGCGATAGAAGAAAAGAAAAGAGTTAATAAAGAAACCTTCAAGAAACTTAAACAAGCCTTGACTCTAAGGAAGAATTGGTAGATTCTAATATGAATTTTTATGGCCGAATTACCTATTGCTGTTGCCGATATTTGTATATTCCAAGGAGCAACATTTAATCAGACTCTTTTCTATGAGACGGGCGAACCTTCGGCTCCCGTCAACCTTGCTGGGTTTACGGCCAAGATGCACATCAGGTCAAAGCCCGAATCCAAAGCACTAATTCTTGAATTGTCTACTGCTGTAGGCAATGGTAGAATTATCTTGAATGAAACTACAGGATCTATTAGACTATTTATTTCGGCGTCCGACACCGCCTCCCTCTCCGTCTGCGATAAAGCCGTATATGACCTTGAGTTATACGATGGGGCCATCACAACCCGAATCCTACAAGGTAATGTTATCATTTCACCAGAGGTTACCCGCTAAATGAGCAAGATTTGCATCCCCATTCCTTCTTCCAGCGTTATCGGCGTCTCATCAACGCCGATTCAAACTCCAAGCGTCAATATCCTTCGCGTGGAGCCATCTGTTACGGGATTGGATGGCGGCGGATCGACTAATCTTGATGGACTCAATACGGTTAGTGGAACTTATGCTGTTGGGATTGTTATCTTTTTGGTGATCGACGGAATCCCAGCCATTTATCAACTGACCAACGGAACTGATGATCAAAGTCTCCCATTCGTAGTCCGACCCAATGACTATGATAGCCAAACAGGAACAAAGCGGGTTTGGAAGCGACTAATGTAAAATGAAATATATTCTCTCACTTATTATCGGTGGAGCCTTGGTTGTTTCTGGCTTCGGACAAACGCGAAATGTTCTTGTGGGAACAAATAATACTGTTGTTCAGCCAACAAATTTCTGGAGTGTTGATGCCTCCAATGCTCGCACTGGACTTGGATTGGGGACTGCTGCAACAAACCCAGCAACTGCATTTCAAGCTTCTTCAGCGGCACTTTCAAATCTTGCCACTAGTAATGGTGGGGCGCTAACCAACCTCCAATCCACAAGTATTGTCGGGGTTATAGCAGCGTCAAACATTCCCTCAGTAACATTCACTAATTTCGCTGGAACCCTTTCGATTACTCAAGGTGGAACAGGCGCTACCAATGCTGCAAATGCTAGACAGAATCTTGGAATAACAACAATTGGAGACGCAGTTTTTATTGCTACAAATGCAGAAGCTGCAAGAGCGGCACTTTTACTTGGAACTGTCGCAACTAGTTCGGTTACAGCATTTCAACCAGCCAGCACAAATTTAACCAATTTGTCTACAAATAATGGCGCATTTTTGACTAATATTCCCATTTCAGGAGTTGTTAATCTTCAGTCAAATCTTGATACAAAGCTTGCAACCAACGGAAATGCTTCAGGATTAAGCAATATTACCGCAGCAAATATTACGGGAACTGTAGCGTTGGCTTCTAATATTGTAGGAACAGCCCCACTGGCCACAAACGTTACGGGGGTAGTGGCATTGGCTAACGGCGGAACCGCATCTACTAACGCCGCAACCGCAAGAACCAATCTTGGATTGGGCTGGTCTGCGCTTACAAATACAGATGCCACAAATTTCCGTAATGCCATCGGGCTTGGAACCACTAATAGCGTGACATTTGAAACGGTAAATTTGGGGGATCTGTATTTAAGCGAGTCCGTAATAAGATGGGGAACTAATGACATAATCGAGCCAGAAACAAGAATATTTTTTGGAGAATGGACATTTGATTCTGGCGCAATTCAGATTGGTGGCGCAACAAATCGCCCATTGTATCAGGCTCAAACTCGCACCAACCTTGGACTTCCTTGGAGCGGGCTAACCAATACCAACGCCGCAACATTCCAAGCGGCTCTCTTTGGGTCTAATACCAATCCAGTTTTGGTCAACACCAACGGAGAAGTGGTAAGCCCGACCAACTTTTGGCAAGCGGCCCCGATATCCACAACTGTTCAATACCAGACAAATGTTACTGGAACATCAACAAATGCCGCGACAAATAGCCGCAACCTATTCTTGTTCAGCCTTGCTCCTTCTGTATCTGGGGTTACCAATACGGTGACATTACCCACGAATCCCGCAACCACATTTGAAGGAGATAGAGCTACTATTACCCATCTTGCCAATTCAACCAATGCAGTGACAGCAATTAGGCAGTTGGGTGCGGCAACCAACCTAATCACACTCAACCAGCTTGATGAGACGGTTCTACTGATGTATCGAAGCGGAGAATGGAGGTTGGCCGACAACATCTCCTACATTGAGCCTATCTATTTTTCGGGAACCAACGCAGCAGCCAATGCGGCGGCAAGCAGAACAAATTTAGGATTGGGGGCTTCATGGCTCACTAATACAAATGTAACAAATTTCCGCACGGAGATTGGGTTGGGGGAGACAAGTGAACCAAACTTTCAAAGCATTGAGCTAACCGAAGACACCAACAGTTTTACGATTGGCGCATTTGCTGGGGTCAATCGCACCAACCTCGGCCTCGGTGCAGCTTGGCTCACCAACGCCAACGTCACGAATTTTCGCACGGCGATTGGGTTAGGCGCGACGAATGATGTTACATTTAATAAAATTGTTATTGGTGATTATACATTTACCAATACTGGAATAATTGGATTTAATGGAGAAATTGATTTTGAAGAAGGAGATCTTACCCTAGGAAGCGGCGGAGAATGGAATCTTGGAGGAAGCGGAATGAATACCGTTGGCGCAATTAGCTTTGCCAGCACAACAAACGCCGCAACAACCCGCACCAACCTCGAACTTGGTGCCACCAATATTCCAACGTTCAGCAATGTTTCTCTTGGAGGTCTTAGTGGAGGATCTTTAATTGTTGGTGCAACTACTGGAGGAAACCTTACAAGATCAACAGGTTTAAATTCCACTTTTGGAACAACTTATGTAATTGGAAATGTCGGCTCAACTTTAACAAACTGGACTCCTACAAACTTCCAAGCAGCAGTGTTCACGACCAACGCCGCACCCACTAATACGGCTAATTCAAACCAAGTAAACTTCAATACAGCAGTTCGCTGGATGGATGTTACTTTGAATATCGGCGGAACCAATCAGACCTTCCGCATTCCCCTGTTTCAATGACCAACTACTGGAGACTTGAGAGAGATATTGAAATCGTCCAAGGAAAGACATGGACGGCGAAGTTTCGTTATCTGACTAAGTCCTGCAAGGGAAAGTCTAATGTCCCAGTCAATCTTTCGGGCTACGGGGCCAACATGGTCATCCGTGAGTGCGCGAAGGATAGTGCTACTTTGCTCACATTGACCTCTGGAAGCGGGATTACATTGGGAGGGGCAGCGGGCACCATCGAAATCGAAATCACCGCCACACAGGCCGCAAACCTGACCGCAGGCGACAACGTCTACGAAATCGAACTCTACCAAGGCTACACCTATATCGCATTCGCCACAGGTAAGGCTAAAGTCTATCAGGAGATTGCCCGATGAGCCAAGAGGTCATTGAGATCACAGAGAGGGAGATTGAGATCATTGAGGTGGTGGAGCGCGGCCCTGCTGGGCCAACTGGCCCGCAAGCTAACATCAACTACACGGTAGTCTCTAGTCCGCAAACGCTTTCTAATTCTCAGAATATCGCCGCAGATACTTCTGGAGGTACGTTTACTCTTACTCTCCCGCTCAACCCGAATGAAGGAGACTCCATCGATATCTTCGACTACTCGGAGACCTTCGACACCAATCCCCTGACCATCGCCCGAAACGGGGAAAGAATCGAATCTATCGAAGAAAACCTCGTCTGCAATGTCGAAGGAGCCTATTTCACGATGATCTATACGGGGGTAACCCGTGGATGGCAGATTCTACCTCGCTATGGAACTTCTGGAGGAGGAGGAGAATCTATCCTCACCAACCAAGGCGATACCCTCTATCGCGGCCCTTTGGTCAACGAACGACTTCCTATCGGCACCGCAGGGCAGATCCTTAAAGTAAATAGCACTTCCACCGCACCAGAATGGGGGGCAGCGCCCGCGACTGGCGTAACCAGCGTCACGGGAACCGCCCCTATCGCTTCTTCTGGTGGGGCAACCCCCGCAATCAGCATCAGCGCGGCCACTACTTCGGCGGCTGGTAGCATGAGCAGTGCGGATAAAACGAAGCTGGATGCAATCACAGGAACCAACACGGGTGATCAGACAATTACTCTCACGGGTAATGTAACAGGAAGCGGGACGGGGTCATTCGCCGCCACCATAGCCAATGACGCAGTGGATAATACCAAGCTGTCCAACATGGCCCAATCGACCATCAAGGGGCGGGCCACAGCCTCCACGGGCGACCCCGAAGACTTATCAGCAAGCCAAGTAAGGACTATATTGAATGTGGCAGACGGGGCAGAAGTCAATGTCAACGCAGATTGGGATGCCGTCAGTGGAGACGCGCAAATCTTAAATAAGCCAACCTTGGGCACGGCCTCATCCCGAAACATCGACGCCATTTCAGATGCAGATCTACGCATTGTCGGATCTTCAGATTCCTCCAAGAAAATCGCTTTTGAAGTAGACACTAATGTTCCCACAACATCCACGGTTACATTAACTGCTCCAGCAGCAAGCGGAACCCTCGCCCTCCTTTCAGACCTAATACTCTCCAAACTCAACGGCACTGTGGTCTTGGCACCAACCTCAGACGCAAACACCACCAGCACCACGCCCGCATCTGTTGCAGGCATGAGCTTCACCGCGCAGGCCAATACCAACTATTTAGTCATCGCCTCCCTGCAACTTGATGTCGCAGCCAGCGGCGGCGGCTGCGTGTTAGACGCATCAACGCCGAATATCAACGGCGGCGCTACAGCCAACGGTATTCAATGCGTCAACAGCAGCACCACTAACGCGCTGGTCGCGCCTAGCTCGACCTCTATCCGCGCCTTTCGGGCCACCGCTGCACAAACAAGCTCGGGACTCGTTGGGGCCGTTTTTTCTATTTCGACCGTCCGATTCACGGCTGGTGGAACAGTCGATTTTAACTGGGCGCTCGTTAGCTCCAGCGCGAACACCAGCACGCTCAAAAGCTCTTCACGAGTTGTATTGATCCCCATCACATGACCGCCGAAACCGCACTCCACCGCGTGCAGGCACACTTGGACGACCATGTGCTGTCTCGCGACCGTCCTGCACTTCTCATCTACCTGCGGCAACTCCTTACCCAAGCCGACCGCACCTCCGTGAAGGCCGATGCCCTCCAGCAGTGGCTCAACGAGCTTATTTTCACCGCCGCCCTCGACCCCGACAACATCGAAGCCGCACTCACCGAGCCGCCCCACAGCTTTGCCGAAGTCGTGCAAGAAGTGGTCGCTGCCCTCCTCGACGCCGATCTGGCCCGCATTGACATGCAAGCTCTGGACATCGCAACCAAAGCAGGAGGGCTCAACGCCGCATCCCAGCTTTTGCCTGTGGCGGTATCTATTGAGAAGCAGTTGACGGAGGGCGAGACCCCGAACCCCGAAACATAATAGTCGCCTCCAACCCCGAATCCAGATATACTAAATAGTCAATGGCCTCCCTCTCTGCATATTACCCATTACCAGTAGTAGCTGGCACCACCGCAGGCACCTATGCGGAAGGAGATGATAGTAGGATTGTCGGAGCTTTACCAGCAGCTACAGCGGGAACTGGTAGCGTTTTGGCCCATTCGGGGTCTGCTGGAGCCACGGCTAGGACGCTTTCTAGCCGATTCTCAGAAGTGGTTAGAGTGGCAGATTTCGGCGCAGTTGGAGATGGAGTCACTGATGATGCCGAAGCCATTCAAGACGCTATTAATCACGCAATTAGTCTTGGTAATGCAATTATTGAATTTGAACCAAAAACATACAAATTAATTAATTTCAAGACACCAACATTGGGATCTATTTCTCCGTTAAACGCAAATCGCGTACATATGGAAATTGTGGGAGGAACTTCGTCAACGAGAATTATTTTTAGTGGAAACAATGCAAAGCTTTACACCGATCAGGTTGCAGACAACACGCTTTCTTATTTTTTTGGCATAACGTCTGAACTATTTTCTATTGAATTTCACAATTTCACATTTGAACGAGGGCCACAAACTCGCGGAGAAAATGGAAATGCATACTGGGCTGGTGATTCATTTATTGCCATGCGACCAGTGTCAACAAATCCTATTGATCATTTAACATGCAAAAATGTTACTTTTGTCAACGGAATGGCCGCTGTTATAGAAAATCAAGGATACTCAACAAGTAAGACTTATAGAAAACTAAGACTGGTTGAATGGCTGAATTGTAAACACTTGCATCCAAAAGGGTCTGGAGCAAACAGAACTTCTGGTGGTGGGCAAATGCTTAATTTGAGCAGTTGGGTAGAAACGCTTAATGCGGACGGTGTTTATGCTGATGGTGCCGTAAACGGAAAAATTGGAAATGACGTTACTTTTCCTGTTGATGGCTGGCTATACATGAATCCATATCATACGCAAATATCTAATAGCCATTTTAGAAATATGTGGGTTGAGGCGGTCTTTCTACACGGTCCATTTGCAAGGGTTGCCCCTCTTCAATCTTTTGTACAGCCCGCTGTTGGGTCTCAAGTAACAGTTACTGTTGGTTCTATGTTTAACAGTAATGAAGAGCTTATTGTTGGTAAATTATACACAATGATATGGACCAACAATGCAAACAATCTTTTTGCTTCACAAAATCTTTGGAGAACGTGGACTGCTGGAGTGTATCGTGTTGATGCGGCACCTTCACCGATTGTATCCAATCAATCACAGGTGACTCTTACGCGAATGCCAGATTCTTTAATTTTTCCGCTGGATTCAGCAAGAACAGAACTACAAGAAGGAGTCACTGCTGGAACAACAATTCCATATGCCGAGCTTACTTTGTTTGAAATTGGAAGAGAAGCTACTGGCTCTGTAACAAATTGCACTTTTGTATCCGATCCTGTTATTACAAGGGAAAACGGATCAAGCAGATTGTTCAGAATTCGCGTTACAAATGGTGGGAGCGGATACACATCTTCGCCTACAGTAACAATTTCTGGTGGTGGTTCTGCAATAGGAACTGCAAATATTTCTGGTGGCAGTGTGCAATCTATATCATTAAACGCTGGTGCCCATTTTTACACAACTCAGCCAAGTGTAACTATTGAAGGTGGAAACGGCATTGGAGCAACTGCTGTGGCTGAATTTTATGATTGGAGAATGGGTCCAGCAATTATGGCTGGCACCCCATGCACAATTAGTAATTGTTATTTTGATTGCGGTTCATCTATTCGATTAAATCCCACGGGATCATTGTGTAGGTCTGGATTTTCAATTATTAATGGAAATGTAATTAATAACACCAAGTCAAAACTTGTTGGCGCTGTTTTATTTGACCCCAATAATCAAATGTCTATGCCTAATTCTATTATAGACAACAACATATTTTTTACAGACGATGCCACAACTGGATCTTCTTTGACTATTGGCAGACAGGGTGTTACAGTTTCAAACAATATTTTTTATGCCATAAAGTCAGCAGAAGCTGGTCAACAAACATCTGCTATTACGACGATTAATAGTGGCGGAGATGCAAGTTCTCAGTGGCAAACATATGTTAATAATAATTATTTCTATGGCTATAATTACGGAATTTCTGGACTATCTCCAGTAATTTTGGGCCAAATGCGAGGATCGTTTGTGACGGCACCAACTAATATATTTTATCAAACAAAGGGATCAGAATTATTTTTAATCTCCCCAAATAATACGAGATATACATTGTCAGTAACGAATGATGGAGAACTTCAAATAACGGCATGAAAACAGCAATAACACTATTAATCTTGTTGGTAGGTTGCGCTTACGGCCAAACAAATTTTCGCACTGTCATGGTAGACGCTAACGGTGTAGTGCAGAGGCCAACCAATTTTTTAACAGCAAACCAAAATACGTTATATGGAACGAACCAGCGACCACTGCTATTTAACTCAACTAACGGTCAAATCACTTACACAAATACCAATACACTAACTTTCACAAATACCATTTCATTTTTAACAAATATTGTGGCTTCTGTTAGAACAAATCTTCAGCTTGGAGGCGGAATTACCACCAACATTACTTTCGTAGACGCCGTAACCAACACCAATACAGTATCCATCTCCAATGGTATTATTACTGGCTGGACACAATAGACTTAACACCTTACACTTTCTACTTTAATGGCTTCTCAAGGAAACGCAGAACTGGAAAATCTACCAGAGAGTGGTAGCCCCCCGAAAAAACGCATTAAATCATCTGATAGCCTTGTGGCAATCGCCAACAAGTATATCGAACAAGATGAGGATGCGGCATATCTTCGGGCGCGAGCGCAAGCCCTTGTCAACGGAGAAGCGCCCTATGATGCCGAAGAACTGAAAAGCAAGGGACTAACCCATGTGGTTAATGCCAACTTTGGAGAGGCCAATGCCATCATGGAAGCGGCCTTGGCCCCGTATATCGAACTTCAGAACGGGGTGCCGCGCATTGCTAACGTCATTATGAACTCCTATGATGGGGATTCCAATGAAGACTCCGAAATTATCTCTGAGGAGTTTGATTGGATGCTAAAGGAGTGGAGCGACCATGCCTATAATATGCAGCTTCTTTCCCGCGAGTTTGTGGGTGACGGAGTCGGGGTGGCCATGTGGCCCGACGAACGCTCCATATTTTGGGAGCCTTGCGGACTTAAAGACTTCAAGGTAGCCCGTGATACCAAAGTATCAGATGAGTCTATTGAAGTAGCTATCGTCCAACGCTCCATGAGTGTAAGCGAGCTTTACCGCTATATCCGCAATCCCAAAGCCGCGAAAGAACTGGGCTGGAACATCAACTCAGTCAAGCAAGCCATCTGGAAAGCTTCGACTAAGCGCGATCAATGGAAAAATTACACCGCTCATTGGGAAGACTTTGAGCGCGAGATTAAAGAGAATGACCTCTATGCAGGAGAATCGGCCTATCACCGCGCCCAGTTAATCTATGGCTACAACCGCGAATTCGATGGCAAGTTCACCCAACTTATCGGCTCCCGCGACTCTTCGGACTTCCTCTACGAGCGGTATTCCCGCTATGGCAACGTGAACCAGTGCTTCGTCATCTTCACCTATGGAGTCGGACAAGGAACCTTCCATACGATTCGCGGACTCAAGCAGAAGATCTACAACCAGATCCAGATTTCCAACAGGGTTCTCTGTCAGTCGGCCCAAGCCGCTATTACCTCTGGCTTGATCCAGTTGCAGGGTGACGCCGAAGCCATCCAAGACTTTCAATATATTGAGGTCGGGCCTTACACGTTCATCCCTAGTGGGCTGACCCCGATCCAACTTCAACCGCCGTCGATTGCCACTCAGGGTCTTCCTGTCTACAACCTGATGAGCCAAGTTTTACAAAACAATACGGGCAGCTATCGTTCCCGTCAGGCCACTCCAGACGGACAGGCACGTTCTGCTACTGAAGTTGTCCAGCAAGCCCGCCAAGAATCCACGCTCAACGCCGCAGCACTGGAACTTTTCTACACTCCTTACAACAAGCTTCTAACCGAACAATACCGCAGGGCTGTTAATCCTCTCCTTACTGCTAATGATAAGGGTGGTCAACTTGCCCTTGAGTTCCGTAGGCGTTGTGCGCGTAGAGGAGTTTCTATTGAGCGCATGCGCCAGTTCCTCAAGGTTACGGCATTCCGCGCCATGGGTGACGGAAGCCCCGTAATGACAGAAATGGCGAGCAAGCAACTCATGGAACTTTATTCTTTGATGGACGAGAAAGGGAAAGAAAATACCCTACGTTCCGTCATTGCTGGCATTTCTGGCGTGGGCTGGCAGAAGGTCAATCTCTTCGTCTCCGACAAAGGCCCGCGCCGTGTGGTGGACTTTGATATCGCCAACCTTGAGAATGGCAACCTCCGTCAGGGCATTCCTCAGATGGTTCACGATAGCCAGAACCATGCGGTTCACATTGAGGCCCACATCCCGATGATTGCCGAGATCATTGAGGCCCACCGCCAACAGCAAATGGCCGATGAGCAGGCGATGCAGATCTTGCGTCCTGCTGCTGACCATGTAACCGAACATCTTGTCTTTTTCTCCAATAATAGCTATCGGGCGCAGGAGGTCCGCGAACTTAAACGCCAACTCCAAAATCTCACTGCTTATATCGATGAACTTGAGCAACAGGTCATCAACCGCATGATGGCTCAACAAGGCCAAGCACAAGAGCAAGCCATGCAGGAAGCCCCGCAAGGACAGATTGATCCACGATCCGAAATGGAACTCCAGAAAGCCCAGTTGAAACTAGCTGAGATGCAGGAAAAGCGGATGATGAACCAAGAGACGCACCAGCAGAAAATGGAGACCATTCGTCAACAAATGGCTCTTAATGATCTTAAAACCCGCAGTTCCATTCTTGAGAAAACAGCCAGACCCGCAGGCCGACCCCCGATGGCTACAACAGCATAATTTATACTAGACAAAGTTATAATCTGCGTATAGTTAGGACTTATTAATGGAGTGGACAGATCAGGATGCCCGTGAATGGGCCAAAACTTGGGCAATGCCTCATATGCAGAAGGGGCTTAAATTCATCTCCAAACGGGTTCGCCCGAAACGAAGCAGCAGCCCTGTCGCTCAAGGTTTCGATCTGTCGCCAGTGTTTATTAAGAGCGCGGGTTTTTATGAGGGCAGTCAAGAGGTTATGGACCTCATTGAAACTTTGGGTTATGGACAGGTAAATAAACCCAAATTTGACTTGCCAGAACCTTTCTCCCATATAACTTCAGAAGAAACAAACTAATATAACTTATGGCTAATATCCTTAATTCCGCCCTTACGGGTGACGCAGACTTCGCTGGAACCATTTTTGGAGGGGCCAACGCAGAACCAGCCCCCGAAGTTCAACCCAATGAAACCACCGCGCCCGAAACCCAGCAAGAAGAGCCAAAGCCAGCAGCCGAAACCCCGAAAGAGGAAACTCCCAAAGCGGAGAAGAAAGCTCCCATTAAAGCGGAAACCAAATCCAAAGCCACC